CCCGAAGTAACAGCAGGCGCTCATATGCCCGACCGAGAGGACAATAGTGATTTACCATTTTAATTAACGGGGGGTGTAAAAACCCCCTTTTTTTATGAAATATTACGAAATTAAATATCCAAAATTATTTGATCATTTGTCTTTGGAACTTGCCAATGATAGAACTAAAGGTATGCACCAAAATTATAAGCATAAAAATTACTATTGGGGAGATAAAACAAGGGAACTAAATGAACAAGGAATATTAGCAGAAATGATTGCACAATACTATTTCCAAACTTTAAATATTGATTTTAAAGCATTAAGTTATTTAGGCACTCAACCCGAAGTTGAAGCAGATATAGTTATTAGTGATCATAAAATAGATGTAAAATACATTCCAAATTATGGTAAATTACTTATCGTAAATTATAATTCTCACAACAATACTAAAAAATTGATAGACAAATATATGTTTATACAACCACTAAAAAACACCACAAATGGTTACAATGATGCTAAAATTTGGTTTTTTGATCATAGTGAAGTGTGTAGTTGGTCGGTAGAAAATGACTTTAAAACGAAAGTTTTGAAATTTAATTTGTAATTTATCAACTTTTTTTAATATATTTAAACCTTAACAATAAAACACTACCAAAATGCTAATTGATTTAAACAAAACTTATTCCCATTTGGACAAAATACGTTCGGGAGAAATTAAAGAAGGATTAAAATTAGGTTTTCCTAAAATAGATGATTACCTAAGATTTAAACCCGGCAACTTTAACGTGGTTTTAGGACACGCTAACGTAGGAAAAACGACAGTCATTCTTTATATGATGTTGCTATACACTAAAAAGCATAACCTAAAGTGGCTTATATTCTCATCTGAGAACGAGCCACATAGTTTAATAAGGAAATTGGTTGAGTTCATTGAACAAAAACCTCTTAATAAAATATCAGATAAACAATACAAAGCACATTTATCTTATATTGATGATAATTTTAAAATAATTGATACTAACCAACTATACACTTATAGAAAATTAATTGAATTGGCACAATCAGTAAAAAATGCTTGGAATTATGACGGATTACTAATTGATCCTTATAATTCATTAATAAAAGATCCCGAAATTATGAAAGGAATTGGTGGACACGAATATGATTACCAAGCTACAACTGAAATGCGTTTATTTTGCAAAAAAAATATGATCACTATTTGGTTAAATACTCACGCAAATACCACAGCATTGCGAATAAAACACCCCATTGGGCACAATTATGTTGGACACCCGATCCCACCATTAGCGAGTGATGTTGAAGGTGGTGGTAAATTTGTAAACCGAGCAGATGATTTTATAGTAATACACCGATACACGCAACACCCGAGTGATTGGACTAAATCTATGATCCACGTTAGAAAGGTAAAAGAAGTTGAAACGGGTGGGCGACCAACCTCAATGGACGATCCAATAGAATTTACAAGTATACCAAACAATGTAGGATTTGAAATTGACGGGGAAAAATTACTTGATGCACCTATAAAAGAGGAATTTAAACCACTTATTTGATGAAAAATAAAAAACAAACCAACGAACAAAGGTTAAAAAGGTTGGAAAAAGCAATCGGAGAACTTTACATAATGATCCACCACTTAAATGAAGCAGTTAAATTAATAGATAAAAAAGATGAATTATAATGGTTATGCAGTACAATGGGTTTGGATAAAAGGTTGGGCAATTGGCTTTTTATATTATGATCACTATATGGAAGTTACGAATGGTAATATGGATATAGAGGAATATGACCCCGAAGATTATTACCAAGTCCTTGATTTTTGTTTCTTAATTTTTGCAATTAAAATAACTATTTGGTGAATGTTTTAGGCATAATAGCAACGCAACATAATAAGTGGATAAATATTGTTCGCAGTTTTGGTATGCACAATTATTCCGAAGATATAGTCCAAAATATGTATTTAAAAATCCATAAATGGAATGGTAAGTATGATGCTTCAATAATGTACAATGAAACAGAAATAAATGAATATTTTATTTTTAAGGTTTTGCGTAATTTGTTTTTAGATTATCACAGAAAAAAGAAAATTACCTATAATACGTTTTATGAGCCATCTATATCCGACATATCAAAATATATCTCAAAATATGAGTACGAGGAACAATTGAATTTAATAAAAACAGAAATAAGCAGTTGGCATTTATATGATCAAAAAATCTATGAGTTGATATTTTTAGAAAACAAATCAATGTTGGAACTTTCAAAACAAACGGGGATAGATTACTATTCAATTTATAGGCGAGTAAAAAGAATAAAACAAATATTAATATCTAAAATATGAAACTTGGAAATTTAGTTGAAACCATTACCACTTATACGGGCATAAAATGGTTGGTAAAAAAAATAACAAAAATTTATGGCATTGAGGATTGTGGTTGTGATCGTAGAAAGGAACAATGGAATGAAATTGAAATAAAAAGATTAGACAAATGGATAAAATAGACCAAAAAGATTGGCTTAAATTTAGAGCCAACACAAAAAGCAAAATATCTCAAATTGAGTATAATATGGTTTGCGAAATGCATTCCAAATATTTTAAGCATAAATTTTATAAACCTTGCACCTGCAACCCCAACACCATTAACCAATGGATTGCTCAATTAAATGATCTTTATGAAAATAACAACCACGAATAAATTTGAAAAAGCATTAATATGGTTTCTTAATTCGTTTGACGATTGGGATTTAAAATGGGTCGGTGATCAGAATTTATGTTATGATGCTATTGGAAAAACACCAAAAGGAAATAAGTGTGTAGTTGAAATGAAATTTAGGAAAAAATATTATGACACTAAACTTATTGAAAAGAAGAAATACGATAAACTTATGGAAATTGATGAAGATATAGTAAAAATATATTTTGTTAGTGATCCCAAAGGAACATATTACTTTTGGTTAAATGGTTTAGATGATTTAGAAATGCTGAACAAAAAAATGCCAAGCACTACATTTTGGAGGAAACACCAAATAGAAAAGGAAATTTATTTACTCAAAGAAGATTGGGCAAGTTTAATAAATAAAACCTAAAGTAACTTTATTAACTTTTGTTTATATGTAAGATAAGTGTTATATTTGATAAACATTAAATATTAAAATTATGAAATATCCTACCTTGTTTGAATTACTTAAATCTGATCCTTTATCAATTTACAATGTGCAAAAGGAAAAATATCCTGCTATTGCAGAAAAATTGTATGACCATTATCTAATAATCATTTTGTTGGTCAATTAACTTTAAATGATTGCACTAATATTTGTTCAATGTGCAATGTTTCTTATTTGTTTAATTATTCAACAATTCACGATTTGTTCCATACCTACAAAATTGTAGATGATAAAGCAGTTATCAATGAATAAAAAAATAAATAATTTAAAAGACCTTGAATATTATGGCGCTTTTACTTATTGTGCAGAAATGGTGTTAAAATGGGAAAAAATGAAACCCGATAACCCCGAGATTAAAGAATTTGCCCGATCAATTGCTGTCGTTTTCTTTTATGTTAATGAAATACAAAACGATAGATTAATGTATGACAAGGCAATGAGTGAAATGCGATCTGATAAAAATAGAGCTGTGTTACGTTCTCGCAAATCAGAAGATAAAATAAAACAATTAGAAATAGAATTAAATAAATTAAAATCAATTATAAACTTATGAGAACAATAAAACAATTACCAAGTGGTGTTTATGTTACTATTACGAAAGGACGAGTTAATGTGTACACGCAAGAAGAATTTAATAACCTTTATTCTCACAATGTATGGTGGAATAAAATCAAATCTAAATATTTTACAAAATGAAAAACATTTCTTTATTAGACGGAACAATTGAAAACCAAGCCAAACTTGAAAAATTGGCGATCAATGACGAATTTTATTATGGCAAACTTAATACGCAAGTTTTAAGCAGTTCATCAATCAAACTATTGGTTGATAGTCCTAAAAAATATTATTATGTAAACAAATATGGTGGATCAGAAACTCAAGGTATGCGAGACGGACGTTTATTGCATACTTTAATCCTTGAGCCCGAGAAATTTGATCAATTCCATTTTGTTGATGTGTATCTAAAAATTCAAAAGCATATAAATTAGCTAAAGAGGAATATGGTACAGCCTACACCTCAAAGGAAAAATCTGATGCAGAACGACTTGCAGATGCTTTATTACGAAACGAGTGTGCTTTACAATATCTTAATGGTGCAAAATTTGAAGTTCCAAAAGTTGATGTGATACAAGGAATACCATTTCGTGGCAAAGCAGATATATTACGAAATAGTGGTGGTATTTGCGATATAAAAACCACAACCGATATAAAAGCCTTTAAATATAGTGCTAATAAATATGGGTACGATATTCAATGTTATATTTACTGCCAATTATTTGGTATTACTTATGATCAATTTACTTTCCTTGTCCTTGACAAAGGAAGCCTTGACATTGGGGAGTTTAAATGTAGTGAGGAATTTTATTTACGAGGAAAACAAAAAACAGAATTAGGTATGCAAAGATATTCCGAATGGTTTATCGATGATGCCGACTTAGACAATTATTATATTACAGATACTTTATGAAAACATTAGACCAAATTGTTACAAAGCTAAATGCTTTAGCAGAACTTGACATATTAAATAATACTCGAAAGAGGGAATATATTGAAGCACGGGCAGTTTTTTGTGTTATTGCTTACAAATATGTAGGATTAACTTTAAGCCAAGTGGCACGATATTTTAAAGACAGAGGAAAAAGTAGTGATCACGCAACTATACTACACGCAGTAAAAAATTATGATATTTATTCGAGGTATAACCAAAAACTTAATTTATGGCTGTCTGATATTGTTTGCAATACAGATTTAAAGGTGGCTTCTAAAAAGCAAATTATGATCCATAAAATTACTCAAATGAATGAGAATAATATTGATTTGTTAGAAAAACCAATTGAAATAATTTACTCAAAAAATATAAAAGAAAACCAACAAACAGATGAAAACTAATAAAGTAAAAATTCACGAAATACGTGAGAACGAGAACAACCCAAGATTTATAAAGGATTTTAAATTTAAAAAATTAGTCAATAGCATAAAGGAGTTTCCTAAAATGCTTCAAATTAGACCAATTGTAGTAAACCAAGACAATGTTATACTTGGAGGAAATATGCGATACAAAGCAAGTGTTGAGGCAGGACTAAAAGAGATTTGGGTTACAAAAATAGAGGATTTAACCTTAGACGAACAAAGTCAATTTATAATAAAAGACAACGTGGGTTTTGGTCAATGGGATTGGGATTTACTTGCAAATAATTGGGACACAGATTTGCTTAATGATTGGGGATTAGAAGTTATGGCATTAGAGGAAAGTTTTGACGAGGGAGATTTTACAGAGGACGAAGAAACACCTACAACAGATGAAGTGATCATAAATTTATCTATGCCATATTACCAATATGAGAAAATGGAAAAAGACTTTCAAGAATTTATTAAAAAATATCCAAACGTAATATGCAAGATACAAAACTAAACGTATTAATATACCCAATGCTTTCGGTCGATGTTTTAAATGCTGATAGCAACTATATTATTATTAAGCAACTATGCAACGAATTACTAAAAACGGGCAAATACAATTTTTTCCTACTTGTTGATGCGAATAGAAAATATGTAAAAGACGATTTAAATTCATTGGTTAAAATTTTAAAGATACCAATGCCTAAATCCAAAAAGCACCAAGTTGTACATTTTAATAGTAATATCTTTAGACAAATATTTAAAAAATATTCCTTTGATATTATTTGGAACAATGTAGTCGAGCAAGGACACCATTTAAGGTATTTCCAAGATACTATTGTTGATGACTTTAGACCAAAAGTATTTAATTACCACCATTATGTAATACACCGAAGTTTAGAACGGGTTACGAGTTATTTACCTTGTATGCATATTCTATATGATCAATTAGTTGGATCATTAGGTGCTGATATGAACTTCTTCCACACCAAATATTGTTATGATATGCTGATAGAGGAAGCAACTGATGTGCTAAATTCTGATAAAATTTCGTTATTAAAGGAAAAGAGCCAAATAAGTTTGGGTGGTTACTGCAATGAAATAGAACAAGGGCAAAAATATGAGAAATTTACCTTTATCTATAATCATAGGTTAGACGGGTACAAAAATTGGAAAGATACCTTTGCTATATTTGATCAGTTGCATAGTGAGGGATTAGATTTCCAAGTGATATTGACAGCAGGAGATAAGGATAATATTAATACGATAAATAAAAAACCTTATACGATAGTCAAATCATTTACTAAACACCAAGACTATTTAAAGGAATTGTCGAAATGCCATTCAAATGTAATTAATAGTAGGCACGAAACATTTTGTATTAGTATAGCAGAAAGTATTATGAATGATCAAGTAGTGGTAGTTCCAAATAGGTGTACCTTTCCCGAATTAGTTGGAGAGGATTATCCTTATTTATTTGACAATATGGAACAACAGATTGCGATTATGCGAAAACTAATAAAAGACGGAATAAAAGAATATAAGCATCATACTAAACCACAATTAAAATTATCAAATCACGCAGGGAATATCCATAAGTATTTTACTCAATTAGGAATAAAGTCAAAACAGAACATATTTGACAGCATTAAAAAACAAGCGAGTAAGAATAAAATTGTTGAGTATTTGGAACACCATAAAGAAATTGATTTGACCAACTTTAAAAATTATGTATTTAAGTTAGGATATGCTTCACAAAGTTTTCCAAATGGCAAGTTAAAACAATTGCTAAACGAATTTGGTTACGATTATAATATAAATTTAGACAAATATATCAAATGAGTAAATCAGACAAAATCCGACACACTAAGAAGTCTTTGATCAATGCGTTGGAAAAATCAATGGGAGTAGTAACTAATGCGTGTAAAAATGTAGGAATACACCGATCAACCTTTTATGAGTACTACAACAATGATCCCGATTTTAAAAAGGAAGTAAATGATATTGGCAACGTGGCACTTGATTTTACAGAGAGCAAAATGTTCGAACAAATAAGGGACGGAAATACCACGTTGATCAAGTTTTACCTTGCAACGAAAGGAAAGAAAAGAGGTTATGTAGAAAGGCAAGAGATTACGGGATCAGACGGAGAAAAGTTATTTGAAATAAAAATAATAGATACCGATAATTTAGACGAGGATAGTGGAAATACAGACGAATAAGGTTTTTAGGCATTGCGACAATGCAAAGACAAAAATATTAGTTGAGCAGGGTGGTACTCGATCGGGTAAAACCTACAATATACTATTATGGATAATCTTTAAGTATTGTTATTCAAATACCAAAAAAACAATCACAATTTGTCGTAAGACTTTCCCTGCTGTTAGGGGAACTGTTATGCGAGATTTCCTTGAAATATTAAAAACTAATAAAATTTACAATGAGGGTGATCACTCAAAAAGTGGGAATGAGTATTACATTAATAATAATCTTATTGAGTTTATCTCGCTTGATCAACCACAAAAAATACGTGGTAGGAAAAGAGATTTGCTATTTGTCAATGAAGCAAACGAAATTAACTTTGAAGATTGGCAACAGCTTATATTCCGTACAACAGAAAGGATAATAATTGACTACAACCCGTCTGACGAGTTCCATTGGATATATGACAAGGTACTTACTCGGGAAGATGTTGAATTTTACCAAACAACTTACAAGGACAATCCTTTTTTAAGCAATGAAATAATAACCGAAATTGAACGACTTAAAAACACGGACGAGAATTATTGGCGAGTNTATGGNTTAGGNGAACGAGGNCAAAGTAGGTCTTTAATATTTGATTTTAAAACTATCAAGGATATACCACACAATGCCAAACTTGTTTCAAGGGGTTTAGACTTCGGTTTTAGCAACGATCCGACCTCAATGGTAGAAACATATGTCTTAGACCAAGATATGTTCGTAAACGAGCTTATTTACAGAACGGGAATGACCAACCAAGATATAGGTAATGAGTTCAAACGATTAGGATTGGATAGACGAGATGAGGTGTTTTGTGATAGTGCAGAGCCAAAGTCAATAGAGGAAATACACAGAATGGGTTTCAATGCAAAACCTACCTACAAAGGTGCTATTAATATTGGAATTGATATGATCAGAAGATATAATCTTCACGTTACAGAAAACAGCATCAACACTATAAAAGAATTAAGGAATTACAAATACATTGAGGACAAAAATGGTCAATTGACTAATAAACCAATTGATGCTTTCAACCATTCACTTGATGCATTGAGATATAGTGTAGTAAATAAATTAGGTAGACCAAATTATGGCTCTTATGCTATTAGGTAAATTTATTCGTTTACATTATTTTTTTTTTGTAAACTCAAACCTTTACAATAAGATAATTTTGTTAACTTTTGTTTATAACATAGAATAGTGTTATATTTGATTAATATAAACAATTAAAACCTATCAAAATGGCTGATCACAATTTTACATTAAAAAATCCTACAAAATTTTACATTTGGTCTATTAAATCAAGATCAAATTTCAGAACAATTATGCTTACTGATAAATTATCTCCTAAAGATTTTCATTTTCAAGTTGGGCAATTCATTGCATCAAATATTTCTGAAATGAAATTAATCGGGGAAAAATTCATTTATGATCATTGGGGAACTGAACAAGAGGAAATTTTCTTTAATAAAAACAAATTTATGAAACAATCAATTATTGACGAATACAATGAAATATATCATAATTGCTAAACAATTGGGGAGTGTAAAAACTCCCTTTTATTTTGAGATAGATTAATTAACTATTGTTTATAACATAGATTAATTGTATATTTGATTAACAATAAAAACCAACAAATTATGTTTACACCCGAATATCTTACCGCAAAAAAAAATGTTGAAATTTTACAATTGCAATTTGCAAAAAATCCTTGCAAAAAAACTGCAACTCCACTTTCTAACTCTCGTGTTATTTTATCAAAAACACAAATGTATACTGATGCATTCAGAAAAGATCGTGATCAAAATTTTGCAAATGAATTAATGAATTTAATTATTGATTTCAATACATACAAATAAAACACAATATAAATTTTTAAAAAATAAATTATGTACCAATCATCCGAGACAGAAATAAAATTGCACGAAATTATTTTGACAGTAAAATATACTTTTTCCGAGGGAGAAGAACGAACTCACGATTATCCCGGCAGTCCGACTGTTATTGAACTTGATGAAGTTGCAATTGCAGGAACTGATATTTTTGACCTATTGTCCTATGATCAACAAGATGATATTATTGATCTGATAAAAGAACAAATGACTTACAGATAGACTTATTAAAATTTGTTTATAACATAGAATAGTATTATATTTACATATAACAAATTAACAAATCAAATTATGTATACTTATTCAAAAAAATTCCTTTCAACTAAAACTGACAATGAAATTGTAAAAATGTACCACAATTTATTATCTGATCTTAGAAAATGTTATACTACTCGTGAAAATGAATTGATGTATTCTATTAAATCGGAATTGCACGGAAGAAAAATCACAGTTTAAAAAAAATAATACAATGAAAACACAAATTTCTACCTTAAATCACAATTTACAACTTTGTAAACAACAAATTTCTTACTGTCAAAAAATTGATGGTGGTTCTGATAGTGATTATTACAAATGGCTGATCAAAAAACAAGATCGTATTTTATCAACTTTAATAAATATTCAATAATGAAAAATCATTCTCATCCTTTTGCAAATGTTGGTTACCAACTTGACATTTATTTTATGAAAAAATTTATTGGTTCTATTCCAATTGATCAACCCGACCGAGATATTATGGGATATTATGGGCGATCGGACACAATTTTACCAAATGATGTTCAAATTAAAAAACACTTTTTCCGTGCAGGAACTTTAGTGCAAACTGAATGTATTCCTTTATGTGGGCGACTAATTGCAAATGATCAATTAGATAAAGAACAAATTATTGCTCAAAGTTTTGCAGGATTACTTTCAAATAAGTTGTTAGAATAGTTGACTTTGTCAAAAATTTTTAATAAATTTATAACTTAATAAAATGTTTAACAATAAATTACTACCAAATTATGAAATGTTCACAAATGATTTCCAACAAAGGCAATGCAATTGCAAACCAATTTTTAATATACGCCAATAATGGTGTCTATTTCCAATCCTATAAATCAATTATTGCCTTAAAACAAAATGATGGCACAATTGTATTATCTGAAAAATATTGGGATTACAGTAAAACAACTTCAAAATATCGAAACATATTTTTGGGTGAAACCTCTGATCAAACAAAATACCAAATAAAAATAGGCAATTATAAACTTCAAAAACTAAATTAAAATGGGCAAATCTAAAGAATTATACATTCAATACACTACTCAATTATGGGGTGGTCAAAATGGGGAGGTAAACCTTAAAACACAAGATGGAACAATATTGACATTTGCAGTCCGTGAACTGTATGCCGATTTACCAAGCATCATCGCAATGGTGCATATGGAATTGGAACACGAGGAAAAACATCAACGAGAGGTTTGGCACAAATTAGGTAAAAAATTAACAAAAGACTATAAGTGAAAAAAACAATAGTTGTAGTAGGTAATGGTGGTTCTATTCTTGATCAAAACAAGGGTAGAGCCATTAATGGTTACGATGATGTGGTAAGATTTAACAATTTTAAAATTACCGGTTTTGAAACGGATGTAGGCACAAAAACTACAATATGGTTTACCTGCAATTGTAATCTCACTAAATCACAAATGAAATATGATGAGGTTTATTTCCATTCGTGGCAATGGGACAAATCCAAAGTTCCTTGTTATGCAACAATAAAAGAATACCACCCTAATATAAAAACAGTAAAAAGGAAAAATTGTGAGGAATTAAAATCACAAATACCTAATTATCCACACTTGGGATTTAGTACCGGCTTATTGGCGATCAATATATTACTTAAAAAATATGATACCTTAGACCTTATAGGTTTTGATTGGCACAATGATGCATTCCAACACCATTACGGAGATACAGAGCCACGTGGCGACCTACATCAACCACATTTAGAACACCAATATATTATGCAATTACACAAGAAAGGTAAAATAAATTTCCTTTAATCAAAAATAAACCTAAAAATACGTTATTTAAATATGAAAGTTAAAATTACAGTACCAACAAAATTATCCGACATCACTTTAGATCAGTATCAACGATATTTAAAATTGGTAGAGGATAATCAAGATGAAAGTCAATCAAGTTTTTTTAAGGCTAAATTGTTAGAGATATTTTGTGGAATACCATATATGGATTTGCATCAAGTAAAAATTACTGATATTGAGGATATAGTAAATACTATTTATGATGCCTTGGATAGTGAAACATATTTGATTGAAAGATTTAAAATGGGTGATCAAGAATTTGGGTTTATACCTTCACTTGAGGATATGACTTTTGGTGAATACATTGATTTAGATACTAACATCGGAGATTGGAAAAATATGCAAATAGCAATGAGCGTTTTATATCGACCCACGATTGCTAAAAAAGGTAATAAATACCTAATTGAAGAATATCGGGGAGATAATTATCACGATATAATGAAACAGATGCCAATGAGTGCAGTATTTGGTTCAATAGTTTTTTTTTATCATTTAGGGATCGATTGTTCGAAAGATATGATGAATTATTTGGAGGGAATGGATCGGAACACGGACTTAGGCAAGGCTTTGGAACTAAGTGGGGTTGGTATCAGTCAATATACACTCTCGCTAAAGGCGATATTAGACGATTTGAAAGTATCACTAAATTAGGAATAAATGAGTGTTTAACGATGTTGGCATTTAAAAAGGATAAATCAGATATTGAGGCAAAACTCATCAAACAAAAATTTAAATAATGGCAAATGTAAATGCAGGAACAATAGGTTATCTTAATTTGATCAAAAAAATTGAGGCACAACTTATGGCAATGGAATATGTAAACACAGTTACTTTGGGCGACCTTGCACAAATTGACCTAAATAAGAGGACATTATTTCCTTTATGCCATATGATGATCAATACTGTGGATTTTGGTGGCGATAGTGGTGTTTTTAATTTCAATGTTACTATAATGAGTATGGACATTGTAAATGAATGGAAATCAGATGATGGACTTATTGGCGATCCTTTGTTGATGGGGAATGATAATGAGCAATTTGTTTTAAATAACACACTCACAGTTTTAAATAAATTAAACGAATTTTTATACAGAGGAAGCCTACACAATGGCGATTTTGAAATAGCAAACGCAGGAAATGCTACACCATTTTTTGATAGGTTTGAGAATAAATTGGCAGGATGGTCTTATACTGCAAACATATTTGTAAGAAATAATATTGATATTTGTAATAACCTCTAATGGCTAAGAAAAAACCTACATATCCAAGGACAATGGCAATGATCACTCAATTTAGGAATGAATTGGTGCAAGAAATGAAAAAAAACTTGGAAACTCATAATGCATCCGGAACTTTAAGCAATAGTATTGCACCATCGGAAATTACAGTTGTGAATGATGTGGTAAGTTTTGATATTGAAATGGCAGATTATTATGATTTTGTAGATCAAGGTGTAAAGGGTGCCGATCCAAGTGGAATATATAAAAATAATCCCGATAAACAAGGAGAACAAAAAGCACCAAATAGTCCATATTCATATAAAAACAAAATGCCACCACCAAGTAAATTGGATAAATGGTCAGTAAGGAGAGGAATAGCACCACGAGATAGTAAGGGGAGATTTATGGCAAGAAAAGGAATTAATTTTGCAATCGCTAAAAGTATATTCCATCAAGGAATTGCACCAACATTCTTTTTTACTAAAGCCTACAAAAAATATTTCACCCCAAATTTTGAATTAGACCTAATGGTTGCCTACTCACAAGATATAGAAGAAAATTTACGATAGTTATGAGCGATACAAGTATAAAATTAAGAAGTCCATATTACATAAAAACCCTGCCAACAACCGGTGCTAATTATGTTGCAATAGGTTTAAGATTTTGGCAAGGAAATAGGAATACTGTACCTGCAGGTTATCAATACAATTTAACCAAATTTGTAGTAGACAACCAAGATTTTGTAATTTTTGAAATTGCTTCTTTAACACGAGATTATTTAACATTGACTTATAGTGGTACTCATACCGAGGATGAAAATATTTGGTCAAGATTTGATTATACAGTTTTTGATGTAAGTGGAACTGCATTGTACAGTTTAGGGGAAACTAATTTGTGTGCTGATGGATATACTGAATTTACAGATGGAATGAATTACTTACCTGCATTGCAGGATTTACTACAATCCAATTTGTGTATGCAAATACCGGTAAATGAGAAAACTTGTGTAAATGTAAATGGTTTTAATACAAATGCAGTTAAATTTTATGATCAAGGATCGCTTGTAAAAAATGTTGGTATTCCTCAAAGTGATCAATCAACTAATGGTGTAATAAATATTTGTTACGAGGAAGATGGTGGTAATTATTATGATCGGGTAAATGCTAATGTAATTGGATCGGCTATAAGAACAATTTGTGTAGACGCTTTTTATGATAGTATTGATTATGGTGCAGTTGATAAAATTGTAATTGAAAATCAAGATCCTGCCGTTTCTACAACTATTAATGTTGAAAGAATTACCGAATGCAAATATCCAATCCATAAACTTTCATTTGTGAATAAATTTGGTGCAATACAAGACCTTTTTATGTTTAAAAATAGTAAAGAGAATTTGAGAACAAGTGATAAAACATTTCAAAGGAATTTAATGGTTGAAAGTAATTTTAATTATAACACAACAGAACACCAAAAAAGGACAATTTTAAAACAAGGAAATAAATCAATCACTTTAAATAGTGGATATGTAGGCGAATGTTTTAATAGTGCTTACGAAGAATTATTTTTATCAGAACAAATTTGGCTCACAGATGAAATGACTGAAATATTTCCGGTATATTTGAAAGACAAAAGTTTTAAATATAAAACAGAATTAAATGAAAAATTAATAAATCACACCATTAATTTTGAGTATGCTTTTGATCAAATAAATAACATAAGATAAATGCAAGAACTAATTTTATACATTCGAGAGGGAATAAATTCAACTGATAAATTTGTAAAGGTCGATCTTTATAAGGATGAGGTTGTTAGTTTAACTGCAAAAATTCAAGATGTTAGAAATGTAGAAAAAATATTTACTGATTTTACAAAACCTTTTACATTACCGGCTTCAAAAAAAAACAATAAATTATTTAAGCATTGGTATAATCCCGATATAGATGGATTTAATTCCAATTTTAAACCCGATGCAATAATAGAACTTAATTACCAACCATTTAGGAAAGGGGTAATAAAACTGAATGATGTAAAACTTAAAAATGGGATGCCCGAATTTTATAGCATTTCATTTACCGGAGAAACTGTAAACCTAAAAACCTTTTTAAGAGAGGAACAACTTGAAAATTTATCTTGGTTGGACAATTTTGCAACCAATAATCAATCAAGTAATATAATTGGTGCTATAAAAAATGGTATTACCACAACAGTTGATGGTGTTACTTATAATAAAGCATTATGTATTCCTATTGTTTCTCATTCACAAAGATTTATTTATAATTCACAAGGTAATTTTGATATACCTACCAATATTGCGTGGGTTACTGCTAACACAGATCCAACAAGAGATGAGAGAGGAATATTTCCCGAGGATGTAAAATTTGCGATGAACATTCCGGTTATAATACAAGCAATTCAAGAGAGATATACTGTTGCAAATGGATTTCCAAAGAACATAGTTTTTAGTGACGATTTTTTTACACAAAATGAACCGGCATTAGCAAATTTATATTTATGGATGCACAGAAGAAAAGGCAAGGCTATTGGACCCGGAACGAGAGATATTGTTAATTTTCCTGCAAATTGTAGTGGTAGTGGTTGTAGTATATTCGCAAATCCACCTGCACCTTGGGATCAAGGAAATTTAGAATATTATGAGGGTAATTTATTTTGGTCGCCATTACAAAATGACGAAAGGATGGAATTTGAGTTGGAAATTGTACCGGGTGCAAATTATTTATCCACTTCTTATGATATTTCTATTTTAGAGGATTTTGATGGTGGAACTATTAATACACTTTCTCAAACAATTAACAATCAAGGTCAAACTTCAATATCTGCCATTTTCGATAATTCTGATCCTAACGCTTATAATTTTAGTTTATTTGATGCATTTAATATTTATTCTCAAATTTCATCAGAAAATGATTTTGAATTTCAAGCAAAAATTAAATTAATTTGGAATTACCGAGATCAATTTAATCAACCAAGAACTGCGGTTGCAACCTATTCTTCAATTCAAACAAATATAGATTTATTACAACAATTTACTCCCACTCAACAAATACCTAAAATTAAGGTTATAACCTTTCTTACCGGATTATTTAGAATGTTCAATTTAACTGCTTATGTGGATGACATTACAAATGACATTGTGGTAAAAACCTTGGATAAATTTTATGCTGAAAGTACTCGGACATTTGATTTGACATCACTTGTGGATAGTTCATCACACCAAGTAAATGAGGCATTACCTTTTACTGATATTTCATTTAAATACAAAGAACCAAAATCAATTTTAGCAACTGAATTTGACGAAATAAACAACAGAAAATATGGTTGGTTAAATTATTCAGCAACTGCAACTAAGGATCAAAAATACAATATTGAGTTACCTTTTGAAAATATGCTTTTTGAAAGATTGTCTAATAATGGAACTTTTACGAACATACAACAAGGTTCTTATATTGATGATGATTTAAATCCTGCATTTGGAAGTCCATTATTGTTTTATTGTGAGAGATCGGATGTTAGTGCTTCACCAATTTTATTTGTAGATACATTTAGACCGGAAGAAGGCGATCCGGTTGTGCCCGGTACTGTTAGTCAAATTAATAATGCTTTTGTTCCAAGTAATGCAAATGTATTAGACAATGGTGTAACTGCGCCACCACAAAATTTAAATTTCGGATCAGAAATAAACAGTTTTACCTTTACGGATTATGGTGGGGATAATAATTCATTATTTCAAAATTATTATATAAATTATATTAGATCAGTATTTGATCCAAGAAATAGGTTGTTTAAATTTAAGGCACAATTACCACTAAAATTTTTATTACAATTTGGTTTAGAAGATAAAATATTGGTACGTGATCGAGAATATCGTATAAATTCCATAAATGCCAATTTACAGACCGGTCAATCAACTATTGAACTGATAAACCTATTTGACCTTGACATTGCAAACGCAATACCGGAAACAACCACGACATCAACAACAACGACTACAACCACGACATCAACAACGACTACAAGTACAACAACTGCACCACCTATTTTTAATTATACGGTAATTGAGTTGGATGTTAATTGTAATCAAATAGGAAATGTAATTGCATTGCAAAGTAATTTTGAAAAACCTATTGGGACAATTGTTTCGTTAAATGAGCAAGGTGGTTGTTGGGAAATTGTGCAACCAACCGGAACATTGGGTGTAGTTTCTATTGATCAAGAATATATTGATTGTATTACTTGTCAAGGAAATATTACGACAACAACTACAACTCAACAACCTTTATATTATTATATCGCAAAAAATTGTGTGACTGATGCATTGCAACCGGTTTACACTAATTTGGTAGGTATTCAAATTGGGGATTTTATAGAATACACTTATTTAGGCAATCAAATTTGTGCTGAAATAGTTTCTGTTGATACACCAACTAATCCACCACCAAGTAATTTAGCGTTTTTTGATTTAAGTGGTTATGCTAATTGTAATGAATGCCTTGGAATTACTACAACAACTTTACCACCAACTACAACCGCTTGTATTACCGGAAAATCGGATGCTTTTGTTTTTTGGAATGAATTTGAAAGATTTGATAATGGTAATTTTGAATTATATCCTAATAAATTTGCAGTAATGGTAATTACTATTGGTGTAGGTAATGAAAGCGTAAATTGTAATATGAATTATGGAAACTTTTCATTGAGTGTACAAGGGGGAGGTTCAATGTATTTAGGACACAGTAGTCCACCATCATATCCGGTAGCAATGGCTCCCCAAGGATTTGCGGCGAGTTGGGAAGGTTACCCAAATGGTGGGTATAAAGAATACACTTATTATTTGCAAGGAAATGCATTAGGTGGTGCTATAAAACAATATTCTTACAATTTAAATTTAAATCAAAATCCTACCGGATGTGATGAATACAATGGATATGCTCAAATGGAAGTAGTATGTTATGATTATCCGGTAGTGGTAAATTCAAATGCTGATTATTTTGAGGTAACTGAACATTTACAAACTGAAACAAGAAGTTTTCAATTAATAAGTGGA